TGGATTTAATACATTAAATAGTTTATCTATACCAGATTTTAAAACTACAGCTACTACAACTAAAACAGATACTAAAACTGCTACAGATAATACAGGTGATACTATTACTTCACAAACTCAAATGGCATTTAAAATGCCTGAAGGTGGTGATGATAATCGGCCAGATACTACTGGTGAAATGTTACAAAAATCAGCAGAGCAAACTAGTCAAGCATTAACTGACACATTTTCAACTACAAGAGCTTTAATGACTTCTGATGATGCTTATAGAGGTGTAACATCACCTTTAGAAATAAAAGACCCTACTGAAAAATTTAGCACTGCTAGAAAAGAAATGACTCAAGATGAAGCATATCGTCAAGGTATAGAAGATTTTAAAAATTATCAAGATTCAATTTTAAGAGGACAAGTTGGAACTAAAGCAGCAAATAGAAGTTCTAAAGGTTCAGCTGCAGTACAGAGAGGTGAAATAGAACCTCCTGGTTTTAATTTTGATTTTTTAAAAGGTGATAGATTTAGAGGTGGTGATGGCTCAACAACAAGAGCTGCAAAAGAAGCAGACTTTGCTAGTGGAAGAATTGGATCAGACACATCAGCAACAAGAGCTGCAAAAGAAGCAGACTTTGCTAGTGGAACATTAGGTGTAAAAGAACCATCAGCAACTAGAGTTGCAAAAGAAGCAGATTTTGCAAGTGGAACATTTACTGGTCAATCAGCGACTAGAGCTGCAAAAGAGGCAGACTTTGCTAGTGGGGCATTTAAACCAAAAAGATCAGCATTAGAAACAGTAAGCACATCATTAAGAACAACTAAAGATTCTATCTTTAGTAAAATTAAAACACCTATGATGATGGTAGTAGAGGCTTTAGGAAAACCTCGTAATGAAACAGAGGCAGCAGTTAATTTTAATAAAAGTTATTTTACAGATAGAGGTGATGGTAGAATTGGTGGTAATCCAGCAACAGATTTATTTGCAGGTATGAATAGAGTTTCTGCATTTGGTAATCTAAATCAAGCTGGTGCAAGAAGAGTTTCAAGAAGAGAAGAAACTATTGAAAAAAAAGGCTATGGTCCTGGTGATAAATTTTATGATGATACTCAAAAAATGAAAGAGCAGCTTAATGATTATAGAGAAGGTAAAGCAGCTGATAGAGATAAAAGAATGGGTAATACTAAAACTAATGTTACAGGTTTTGGTAAAACAGGATTAGGTAGAGATAAAAGTAATATTACAGGAGAAACAAATGAAGGTGGTGATACAGGAGCTGATGGTAAAATAGTTTGTACTATGATGAATCAACGATATGGTTTTGGATCATTTAGAAATAAAATATGGCTAAAGTTTCATAGAAATTATTCTCCAGAATATCAAAAAGGATATCATAAATTATTTTTACCTTTAGTTAATATTGCTAAAAAAGAAGGTATATTTAATACAGTAGTTAGAAAAGTTTTAGAACACATGGGTAGACATGTAACTGCAGATATGTTTCAAATTATGAGAAATAAAAAATCTGATAAATTAGGTAGATTATATAGAAAAATATTTGAACCTATTTGTTACTGGTTAGGAAATAAATAATGGCTATTAAAGATATGAAAGGAACAGTAAGCACAGGTAGACCTACAATGACAGGTATGATGAATCAAAAACCAAATATACCTGATATGTCTAAAATGAAAATGCCTGTAACTCAGAAAAAAGAAGCTCCTCAACGTGTTGTGCAAAAACCAGTTGAAGAACCTAAAGAAGCTAACTTATTAGAAAAAGTACAAAATTTAACAAATGAAGATAAGGCTGTATTAGCTACAGTCCTATCTCCATCTGTTAGTTCTGTCCTAGGTAAAATTGCACCAGAGTTAAATCCTTTGTTGCAACAGTTTACTAAAGAAGAAGAAAATGTTACATTACCAGTTTCTATAGTAAAAAATTTTGCTAATAGAAAATATCCTGGAGATGAAACACAATCAGTACAAAGTTTTGTTGCTGATTTAACTGGACAGATGGAACAAACAACAACTGTGCCACCTGATACTCAAATGGCAGAAGCCCCAGAGTCTGACGTTAATTATGACGCTATAGATTCTGATGCAATGACTATTTCCTAGTATCAGCCCACAACAATTATGGAATCGAGCTACCCTTATCCATAAGGCACTCAACCAATAGGTAAAAATAATGGAAGAAGAAAAAAAAGTTTCTGAAGAAAAAGAAGCTAAGTTACCCAATGTAAATCCTTATAAAAAAGACAGAGGCGATGACGCTGAAGTTGAAGCATTTGCAAAAGGTGAATTATCTAAATATCATCAGGAACAAAGAGAAAAGGAAGCAGAAGCAGCAACCGAACAGAAGGACACCGATGCATCTGAAGAGACTGCAGACAACACAGATAAAAAGGCTACTCCTATCGCTGAACGCCCTGCAAAAGCTGAAGATCGTGTTTTTAAGAAACGTTATGACGATTTGAAAAAACACTATGATTCTACAATTAATAAACACAAGGAAGAACTTCAATCTTTGCGTACACAATTAGAATCAAGTACAACACAATTTGTGCCACCTAAATCTAAAGAAGAATTAGAGGCATGGAGAAAAGAGTACCCTGATGTCTATGATATGGTAGAAACTATAGCAATGGACAAAGCAACTACTCGAACTGCAGATCTTGAAAATAAATATAAAGATTTACAACTCCAACAAGAACAGATTGCAAAAGAAAAAGCTGAAGTAGAACTTTTAAAACTTCACCCAGACTTTAATGATATTCGTGCAAACGATGACTTTCATGTATGGGCTGAACAACAAGATCCTACTATTCAAGGTTGGTTGTATGAAAATACATCTAACTCAAAGTTAGCTGCAAGAGCTATTGATCTATATAAAATGGATCGTGGTTTAAGTAAACTAACTAAGAAAGAAGAAAAGGATGTTAAAAAAGAAGCTGCTAAAGCAATTTCTAAAACTAAGAAAAGTACTGAGTCTGATATACCAAAGAAAAAAGTTTGGACTACAAGTGAAATTTCTAAATTAAAAGCTCATGAATTTGAGAAGTTTGAAAAAGAAATTGACCTTGCTCGTTTAGAAGGTAGGATTGAACAACGTTAACAATCTAACTAAACAATAATAGGAGGGTACAACCATGGCTTTTGGAAGTGCTGGTGGATATACAAATTTACCTTCAGGTAATTTTACTCCACAAATCTTTAGTCAGAAGGTTCAAAAATTCTTCAGAAGAGCATCAGTGGTAGAGGATATAACT